GTATCTGGCAACCATGGACGTAACACGCACAAAATTAGGGCAAAAGGCCGCAACTTCACATCCTTTGATTGGTTACTCTATCAGTTTCTATCAAAGAGGTTTGAAAATGATACCCGTGTGCAGTTTCACATTCCTGACGGTTCCGATGCCTATTATTCAATCTACGGACATAAATATCTTCTTACACACGGCGACCAGTTTCGTGGGGGTGACGGTGTCATTGGCGCTTTAGGTCCTATCATTCGTGGCGACCACCGCAAACGGTCTAGAAACGCCCAGATTGACATGGAATACGACACAATGATATTAGGTCATTGGCATCAATTAATCCAACTAGAACGCCTTATCGTCAACGGTAGCCTAAAAGGTTACGATGAGTACGCATACGCTAACAACTTCGGTTTTGAGCCACCACGTCAAGCATTGTGGATTACACACCCTGAACATGGTTTGACGTTCAGTATGCCTGTTTATGTAGAACGTAAACAAAAAGAAATTAGCAAAGAATGGATTAGTTGGAAATGAGGTTAACGCCTGAAGTGTTACGCAATTTATACAGTACGCTGTATTGTGTGTACCCTTTTACCAAATGGGATTTGCCATTGCCTGAAGAAATTGATTTTCAAGTTGATAAGCACGATAAGACAACCATGGGAACGTATATGTATGACACGGGTGATGACTATGCACATACCATTACTGTATCTGCCGCATTATGTGGCCACATGATGACAGTAATTCGTGTGTTATGCCATGAATGTGTTCACATGAGTTTTCACCGGCAAAAAGGTGACAAGTGGGCGCATCATTCCAAACAATTCCGTACTAGGTGTTCTATGGTTGCCCATGAACTTGGCCTAGACCCCTTAGAATTATAAATACTTGGTAACCATTAAGTAAGCCCCATAATTCGCAACAGCATATCCAAAATACATCCAACCCAATCCAAAATTTCCTTTCCAAAAACTTTCAACGCAAATATAAGCATATACAAGTCCTGTAAGAATAATTAAATTAGAACTCATTTAATATCATCTTCTGCCATGTGGCAAAAAATACCACATTCAATAGCTTGTTCTGTAGGGTAATCACCAGCATCTAATGGTAATTCTGTCAGCCAAATCCGTTCGCCTTTATGTTTAAGAATTTTAGCCCCTACTGTACGTTCTATTTGTGCCATGTGGTCAAATTGTTCTGGAAAATCATAACGTATCTTATTCCAATACCCAAGACCGCCTTTAACGCATCCAATACAATTATTGTTTTGATAGCCTAATTTATACATTGCTGGTAACTCTATACCAGCACGGTTAATTATTGCCAAACAATCAGATTTTTTTAAACCTTTATCTATCAGAATTGACCATAAATTTACATTATTATTAGCATCAATAAATCTATCTACACGGTCTTGTTCTTCTATTGTATAACCAAATACTTGACGGTCATTTGGTAATTCAAACGCTTTACGCATATCTTTTTTAAGGTGAACCGTACAAGGTGCGCCACCAATTCCTACGATGTATTTTCGCTTTTTAAATACTTCGTAAATACTGCCATTGTATTTGTCGTTTTGAATAACCTTTATTGGCTGACCAAACCATTTTTCACAATCTTTCATGAACCGCAAATTGTCAGGATGTTCTTCTTGAACGTGACAATAAACAATTTCAATAGGTGTTGTGCTTTCTGCAATAGCCAGTTTGGTAGCAACAGCACTAGCGGCACCACATGAAAACCAACTAATTGTTCTCATTAATTAAAGCTTTCGTTTGTTCAAGTAATTCTTCTTCCGTGATTTGGTGCTGTTTTTCCCAAAATTTGCGCCCAACTCCATGAATACCGGCACTTGTTCCTCGATGGTGAAAGGTACACAACGGAATAATTGGCGACTGGCTTCTAACGCCACTTCGTCTAATGTGATGCAATTCCGCTGGTGTTCCCTCATTTCCTTGATGCCGACATAACGCACATCCGAGGTCAGCGATTTTATTATTACGGATTTTGTCATTTTTAGTCATTAATTAAATCTGCCTGGGGTACAAAAAATGCTGGTCGGCCGCCTTGTGGGTCTTTCCAATACTTTTGTTGCTTTGCATGATAACCGTACATATAACCACGCACGTAATACTTACCATTACATCCAGTTAACAAATAATATTTTCTTTCATCTGCATCTGTAGGATGGATTATAAGACTACCGTGTAAATGTTCTGTAGCACGTACATCATGCGGACCTACATCACACGCACCTGGCGTACCTTTAGACCAAAAGATTTGCAAGTGTTTAGCAAGCGCACATTCAGCTAATGCGCCTTCAATAGACATTTGCCAGCCATTGGTATCTTTAGCGCCGTAACGATTTTTTGAACCGTTCTGAAGGCATTGCACGGTACGTTGGCATCCTACAAAAGCCGCCATTTGAATTTCTGCTGGCGACAACTGAATTATGACGTCCATTGCTTTTTAATTTCACGTAAACAATCAACTTCAATAGCCATAGCATCATTGACTAATCGGTGGGCAATTTTAATTGCATCTTCATATTTTTTATTGTTTTGTAATTCGTAAAGTTTATTTACGCCCTTTTGCATACTAATAATCAATTCTGAACGGTCAATCATTTGGTTAATCTTTCAAGGTTACGATTACTTGCTTCTTGGGTACGCCAGGCTTCAAAACGAAGCTTGGCCGCTTCTAATCTAAACTTCCACATTTCTGTTTTATAAGTTGCGGCACCAATAGCTTTGCATAGGTCTTGATATTCTTGACTGGCATAAGCTTCACGTTCTTGTGCGCCCAATGATTGTTCATTAGACTTTTTCATCATTATTGAACGTAATGAATGACGATAGGCTTCTAATTCCGCCAACTCACCTTTGGCTTTTGCGTACTCTGGTGCGTATTCATAAAGGTAATCAACGCAATCATTAGGGTCAACAACTTTGGTATCTGGTTTCACTTTTTTCTTTCCATTTCTTTGGCCCAAGCATTAAGTGTTTTATCAAGCAATATTTGGTTATCCAAAAAAAGATTTTTAAGTTGTGTAAGTTCTGCGTGTTGCTGGCGTAGCATGGTGGCTGCTTTACTTGCACCAACATACTTTGCATTTTCAAGGTGTTCGATTAGTTCAGCTAATTCATTTGCGTTCATTTCTCTTGCGCCTTTCTTAGTATTGCTCTAGCAAATTCAATGTTTTGTTCGCCTGTGTCAGTTTCCATGACACACCAAATTTCAATTATTTCGTCATCTGTTAGTGTCTTTGCTTTCAACGCCTCAATTTCAGCTTGTTGCTGGCGTAGCATGGTGGCTGCTTGTTCTCTTGTGCCACCTTCCCAATGACCTTGCTCTAATTTATCAGCTATTTCATTTGCGTTCATAACCACATACCTTTCTGGCCACGGCTTCCTTTAGACCATTGATCCCATAGGTCGGCAGTAAGTGTGTGGCGCCGTTTATTAAACTTAGGGTTAGCAAAATAAGCCCTGAACCCGACAAGGCCGAGTTGATGCCGATATTGAAGTAACTGGCGTATTTCGCACTCATACCTGAACCTTTCCAATAGCTTGGCTGATTCGCTGTCTATACTGGGCCATTGATTCGCCGGCATACGCATTTAATCCTAGTTCACGGCCTTTAGCCAAAGTTAATTCATCATTACTATACCAAGGCAATGCTGGGCGCTTCATTTCTTTTGGTGTCATGTCCAATTCGTCAAGGAACCGTAAACCATTAATCCAACTACTTGCGTGGGGAATAAATTCTGTTGCGGTATCTTTTAACTTCCAGTATGCAACGTGTTGTTCAATTGATTCAACACATTTTTCTTGGTCATCTTTAGAAAGCCGTTGAAATGCGGTTTGTGCGGCTTTTTTAGCTACCTTGCGTGGGTACAACTTCCAAAACTGTTCAAACATTTTTAGTCCTTTTCATTCACGGTCACATAACCGTACTTGAATCATACTAAAGATTTATTTAGAAGTATAGATATTTTATTATGTTGTATTAAAACTACATTACCGTTTGGTGGACGAACCTAGCCCACCTGGTTCGCCTTCAACTGTTTTACCTGTTCGGAGCCACAGAACCCGCCAGTCGTTCAAGGAATCGGCACTAGCTTCGCCACCGACTTGTGTGCTGTTACATCCTTTATTCCCCCAGTAGCACTTTCGTCTTAGCCGCTGGTGGTGGTGAATCCCCAGCTAAGAACGGACAGCAAGTTTACATCAAATATTTTTTAGTTCAGGCCAAATTAACCACCAGTTGTTTGGAAACAACGTTTTTCTAGTGACTAAACCATGGGATTCTTTTTCAATTGTGGCGGCCATTGTGGTCAAGTGACCAAACGGAATACTGTTGTTGTTACGCCATTGACATACCGCCTGGACGGAAACGCCACACAACTTAGCTACTTTTGCTGGCTTGCCCAATAGGTCAATGATTTGTGCATCTGTCATTTATTTTCCTCACGTGGTAAATATTGCTTTACTTTCGGTAAAGTTTACTTTAAATTCCTAAGTACGGCAATAGTGCCGTGATAAATAAAGGAGTTGACATGGATGAAATGGCCCAAGTAATGCAAGAGTTTGAAGAACGCTTAGAAGAAGCTTTGGAAAACATTGAACATGATTACGCATCACCGGACGATATTGCAGTAATTCGTGCGGCTTGCGGTAAGCCTAAATTAGTAAAGAATCAAGTATTGACGGAATTATTTAATGAATTTGGAACAATTTTTGGACAAGGATAAAAAAATGATAGTAGCTAAACAAAACAGTAGTGGTAACACCGATTTTAAACTTCCACCCCCAGGAAGCTTTTTGGCACGTCTGTATCGCATTATTGATATTGGCACCCAAACAACTGAATGGATGGGTAAAAAAAAGATGCAACGCAAAATCATCTGTATGTTTGAATTGCACGGTGAAGATAATGACGGCAATCCATTAGCCATGGACGATGGTAAGCCATTGGTTGTGTCTAAGCGATACACCCTTTCTTTAGATGAAAAAGCAACGCTACGCAAGGATTTAGAAGCTTGGCGGGGCAAAGAATTTACCCAAGCAGAACTTGATGGATTCAATCTTGAAGTATTGCTTGGAAAGTTTTGCATGGTGGCGATTACCCATTCGGATTACAACGATAAAAAGTACGCCAACATTGCAAGCATCAGTCAAGTACCGGCCGCTATGAAAAAACTGGGCGAACCAACTGGTGTTAATGAATTGTTGATATTTAGCCTGGACCCGTTTGACCAAGCTAAGTTTGACAAGTTGTCGGAAGGGTTGCAAAACCTGATTAAAAAGTCTGCTGAATACCGAAATACTTTTGAACCACATTCGGTATCAGTTCCCAGCGAATCAGAATTGGATGACGATATTCCATTCTAGAAAGGAAAAATGTATGAAACCAGCTATTAAATGTATTTTGACTGAAACCTATACCTTGAAAACTCATCAGGAAGTTGGGTACGATGACGAACAGGAAATAATTGGTTTCAACATGGAAGATTTGTCGGCATTTACCAATGCTATTGTTCGGGAATGTGCGGACAAAGTGTTGGATTCTGACAACAGAAATTTAATACTTCAACAATTAGGGTAACTATGAAATGTTTTGATTGCAAATGGTACGCTGGGCAAATTAGCGACCAATACGGAGTTTGCAAACGTTTTCCACATATAGAAAATAAATCACAGCAAGATTGGTGCGGCGAATTTAGTAACAAATTTGTTAATGTGCCGGTCAATGTCGAATTTGAAGAAACAACTGTTTACGACATTACTACTGATGAATTTAAACCTAAACGTGGAAGAAAACCAAAAAATGCTAGTTAAAGAACGGCAAAGTGAAAGTGGACATTGGTATGACCGGTCTGGCAATCCAGCCTATACAACCATTGGAAAAAATGGCAAAGAAAGAGGAACGACCCTACGTGATGCCCGCACCCTCAATTTATGTCCATCTGTCACAACAATATTGGGAGTTGCGGCACGGCCAGGCTTGGACCAATGGAAGCAACAACAGGTTTTATTAAGTGCTTTAACGCTTCCTAAAGAAGATGGGGAAACGGAAGAATCATGGCTTGAAAGGGTCATGCTAGATTCCAAACAAACTGGAAGATTAGCGGCAGAACGTGGTACGGCCATTCATGCGACCATTCAAGCGTTTTTTGAAGGTCATTTGATACCAGAAGCTATTCCAATGTGCCGACCCGTGGAAGAAGCTTTAAACGCTTATTTTGGGCCACAACTTTGGTTGCCAGAACATTCATTTGCCCATGAATTAGGATTTGGTGGCAAGTGCGATTTGTATGTCAAATCTAACCATGTTTTTACAGGCATAGTGGTTGATATAAAAACCAAAGAAGGTGATTTGTCTAAAGTAGATATTTACCCAGAACACGGTATGCAATTAGCGGCGTACCGCATGGGTTTTAATATGCCCAAGGCACGTTGCGCCAATCTTTTTGTATCATGTACCCACATAGGCCAAGTAAAGCTTATAGAACACGATTTAGCAGATTTAGACCGTTACTGGCTGATGTTCACCAAACTGTTAGAATTTTGGCAGTTAAAGAACAATCATAAATAAGGCGGTCAATGGGGCGTTGAAGGATGCAACAAGGTGGGAATTTTCCCCATTTCTTCCCACCAGCTTGTAGTTGCCAAATTCACGCCTTCCGTTGTTTTTTAACAACTAAGGGTATGTCCTAATAAAATAGTTGTTGCGTAGTGAAGTTTTCTTTAGTAAATTACTAATACGGCAACGGTGCCGTGATTAAACAAAGGAAAAAATCATGAAAGCAATGGACATTCAGTTAAGCAAAGTTGACCAATTAGGTATGTTGTTGGCCCAAATCGCTGACCTTGAAAAACAGGCAGAAATTATCAAAAACGAACTCAAGCAACAAGAAGGCCATGTAGAAGGCAATCTGTTCAAAGCTTGCGTTACTCTTTCCCAACGTGCGACTGTTGACAATAAAGCCGTATTTGCAGAAGCAAACGTGCCAGCAGAACTTATTGCTAAACACACAAAAACCACCGCAGTAATCACACTCAAAGTAACTTCTAAATAAGGAGTAGGAAATGTTGCAATCAGAAAAAGATGCAGAACGGTATTACCAGGCGCAAGCCAAGTTTGAACAGCGCCAGCGCATAATTGATAAGGGCTGGGGCGACAAAGAGGAATACAACAAAGTTGTTGCGTTTCAGAAAAGAAAAAGTACCCTTAAATCACTAAAGGAATGTTTACTTGGTGGTCTTTTGGGTGGCGCAATTGCGGTTGTAGTTGTTTACGTTTACGGTCTAAGAATAGGGGTGTACCATCTATGAAAGCGGCTAATGAAGTATTTGAAACCTGGTATTCCTCAAACTTTGTGGAAGAAAAAGGGGACGATGACATAAAAGCATTATTTAGAGAAGCTTTTGAAGCTGGCATGGTTTCAGGTATTTATTTTGTAGAAACCAATCTAACTACATTTGCAGAAAAACTAACCGCTGACTATGAAGGATTTCATGATGAATGAACATATTTGGACTGCCGCCGGCACCGACATTACAATTCGCTGGCGTTTGCAAGGATGGATTCCACCATCAGAACTTCAGGAATATAGGGATAAGTGGAAGTATTATCAAAACCTTCCACTTCGTAGCCTAGATGACCAAGCTAAAGAACAATACGAACACGTACTACGTAGGGCTAAAGTAGCCCGTATTCGTTAGTATTTACGCATATTAGGCAATGGGGCATCCTTTTGGGATTTCCCATGTGCCTTGGATGCTGGCAATGATTCGTGTTTTTTAAGTTTATCTTCTAAACGATGCAATTCGTTTTCAGTTGATTTTTCGTGTTCACGCAGAACAATGTAATGTTCTTTTGATGATTTACCAACTTTGCCTTTTACGGTGAAATTTGTAGCCATGTTATGCCCCTAGTATTTGCAATGCGTTGTTAATTTTAGCAATTCTATCGGCCAAACCCAATAGTCCGCCATTAATTCTTTTGGTCATTTCTGGGTAATCTTTGGAATCAGCCAGGGCATTTAACCCTTTTTTGTTCCAAAACCATCCAGCCGACATAACAGCCCATTCTGGCTGTATTAACAGTTCAGGATGGGTTAACAAGTCTTGCTTAATAGATGAACCGCAGAAAGCATAATTATCCTTGCCAGTAAGTTGTATTAAGCCCCTACCGTGGTATTTCCAGCCATCTTCATATTCGGTATTGCCCATACGCCCAGCATATACCTTATTGGCTATTTTTTCGGAATTGTTCGCATACTGTTCAGCCATGTTTCTATCAGGAAATCTACTGGGCCAAACACGCATAAGTCCATCAGCGGAGTAATGAAGGTTTTCTTCCAATACTCTAAAATTATTAGATTCATGTTGGCATTGCCCTATAAAAGCCGCTTGTCTTTCTGGGGTACTAATATCGTACTTATCAAACGTATTCTGTAACGGTTCTAACCATTTTTGGTCAAGACCTAAAGCAACTAACTGGTCATTATTCATTTAATACTCATTTGTTCAGTAATCCACTTTTGTAGTGTTACTGTTTGTAAGGTTGTTGCGGCGCAATCTGAAGCAAGTTGATTGTAGGCGGCGATTGCATCAGCGAGGCTGGCGGTTGCGGAAAGGCCGGACATGGCACCGGTACTGGTTGGGCGGCGCACCCCGTTAGCATAATACTGGCGTAGCAAAGCCAATTTCGCATCATATTCATCTTGGATTCCTTTGTTGGTTATTTCCTGTTGTTTCTTGATTGCTTCATTTTCTGCTTGTTGCTTTTCTGCCGCAATACGGACTTGGTCTTTGTAAATAGTAAAATCCCTATCCCTAATATGCCAGCCAGCGAAAAAGACACCGCATATAAATAGGATAAATAAACCAATTTTGATGTAATTTGCATAAGGAATCATTGTTGTTCTGGTTCGGCACCAGCCATGTGTTTTCCGGCTACGGATGCGGCCCCTGAACCTGAAACAATTCCTAAGGCGCCAGCCAATTCAGTAAGGCTAATTTCTTTACCAGAATAAATTAAATAAATTGCGGCACCAGCAACCACAAAAAATCCAAGCATCCACGCCCAACGTGCAATATCGTGTGTATTGTTATCACGACCGGTCAAAAGTTGATTTAAAACGTCTTTCATTTTTGCGTAAAGTAATGGGCTACAAAACCAATAAGTGAACTAATGCCTGATACAACCATCATTCCGACCCAAAATCCACCACGGCCTTTATTGGCCATAGCTAACAATTCTTTAATATCGTGGCGCATTTCAGCTACTTCACGTTCCATAGCTTCTACTTTTTGCCACATTACACCGACTTTAACTGGGTCAATATCTACCATATCCATACCTATGATTTCATGATAAACGCTAATGCGTAATAAGGTGGCATATTTGCGCCTGATCCGCTGACACCAGCAGTTGCGTTAGCAACAGTAATACCTGTTGATGCTAAACCTGTATTTGTTCCGCTTGATGGCTGATAACCTGATCCACCTATTCCAGCGGCAGTACCACCACCATTGACATTTGTAATATATCCACCAAAAGAATGTTGGTGTTGTGGGTCCGTAACGGTTGCAGTATGGGTATGACTTACAACAATTGCATCAGTAGAACCACCAGTTGCACCTACAGCATAACTATTTCCGGCGCCTAATATAAAGCTGTTACGCAAATCAGGGGTTGAATTGGTACCATCACAAATAACCCATCCGCTAGGAATTGAACCAAGGCTTCCTGACCAGATAGCAATTAAGCCACTAGGAATAGATGCAGATACCGCTGGGGCATTTTGTAATATTGGATATAAATTGTCCAATGTTTGCAATGTAGTGCCGGTAGAAGTTTGGATAATAAACTTATAGCTATAGCCAGTTTGCATCCAAATTTCATTGGGTGGACGACCGCTAGAATCTAAAACAATAGGATTTGGATTAGCAACGGTACCGTTATTAGTTGTATAAGTAGTTAACAAAGTGCTTGAACCAGCTTGATATTGATAAATCAATCCGCCGTTTAATGGCACACCATTGTTATCAAAAAATTGTTGGCCGTTACCAACTGGGGATAAAAGTACGGATGCCATAATTATTTCCTAGAAGTTAATTCACTTAATTTTGTTTTGCCTTTAGCTACTTGGGATTTTACATTAGCCCCAATATCACTAATTGCACGTGCAGTACGTCCAGCACCATAGGCACCATACAATGCGGCTTTAGGACTTTGTGCGGCCGCTAAAGTTGCTATTGTTGTTGCCGCCGCTTCTGGGCTTCCAAGAAAATGTGCGCCTGTGCCTAGCAATACATCAGCAATCATTTGCAAACCACCTGGAGTAGTTTGTCCCATAGCATAACCAACTAATTTATCAATAACGTCTTTACCGCCAACTTTTTCAAGTTCTTGCAATAGTTCTAAACGATATTGTTTGCTTAATGTGCTTTTGTTAGAAAACACTTGTGCAAGTTTGCGAATAGTAGTATCAACGCCAGTTTTATTGCCAAGGCTTAAAGCTTTTTCAATTTCACGTTCAAGTTCAAGGCCTTTTTCATAATCAGCCATTGTTTTTTCATAATTCTTATCTTGCTTAACAATAGTTTCTTTAACTTTATTACGTGTTGTGCTTAATATGCGTTTGGCTTGGTCAGTCATTCCCTGGGAATAAACATCGTCCAATCTTTGTTTTAAGTCATCTAAACCACCAGCAGTATGAAGTTCTGGTTTTCTTTCCCATTCATTTAAAATATCTTCTATTTCTTTAACTTTGGACATAGTTTCTGGTCCAACTTTAGAAGCTTCTACGCCACCAACACCTTTGGATTTAAGTGATTCCAAAGTTTCATTAAATGATTCACGAATAGGTTTAAAGTCCAAAAATACTTGATTACCTTTGGTAGTAGCAATTCCTTGCTGATAAGCTTGTTTTCTATTTTCTTTAACGTTTTGCAATGCTTGACGTACATTACTTACAACATCAGGCGCTGAAACTGCGCCTTCTTTTGAATATTCTAAAATTGCTGGGTTTTTTTCAAATCCAGCCGCATATGCACGTTTTGTATTGTATGGACTTGCCGCAGTCATTTTTCCGCTTATTTCTGAAAGCAAATTACCAGCATTTTCAGCGGTTGCAACTTCACCAATTTTAGCGGCAGTAGCTTTAGTGCCACGGGCCACATATGGTGCGGCTTTAAGTGCGGCGGCATTTAGGAACCATGCGGCATCTGACTTATCCATACCGGTGTTATCGGCAATCCATTGGGCGCCACGGTCAGCGTGTTCGCCAACGTAATCCATAATTCTATGGGTTGCTTCAGCGTTATAAACTGGGTCTTTTGTAAGACCAAATGTTTTACCAAATGGGCTTTGGAAGTAGCTAGTTGCTTTTTGCAATGCTTCTTCTGCAACTTTAGTGTTACCAACACGGTCAATTAATTTGGCTACTGGTTCTGCAACAAACTGGGCTGTGGCTGGAATAGTATTTAATGCTGTATCAGCGGCAGAAGCAAACGTTTTAGCCAGATTGCCAGGCACTTGTTTGGCGTTTTCATACATTGCACTCATTTCTTGTGCGGCTGTAGGTCCTTTAGGATTGTATGTGGATTTAAAGCCAGGTACATCCGTGTCTGCTTCTACATCATAAGGTTGTGGTTCATATGGCAAATCTGGATTAATTTGAACATGAACTGGGTCTTTAGCACCAAATGGACGGTGCAAACCTACTTGTGTTAGCAATGAATCTGGAACCCGTGGATGAATGTCAATTGCATCACCCTTTTCATGACGGCTTTTTCCAGGTTCAGCTACTAAATTAGGATTTTTAAGACGGTCTAAATAAAGTTGACGTTGCTGGTCTTTAGTTCTATACCCGCTAGTAATAGGCAAATCTTCGCCCTTAGGGTTTAGTTCTTTATTGTTTTTCCACAATTCCCGTAGCGCATCGACACGTTCTTTAAGGTCAGGTTGAAGGTCAGAAATATCAGGCGCAGTACCTACAGAAATAGGTTTAGCATTGGCAAAAGAAGCTGGTGCTGGTCCAACTGTTACACCAACTTTATCGGTGCCAGAATAGGGTGTTTTAAACCCTGGAATGTCATCATCTAATGTTGGGTCAGCCATTATTGATATAGACCTTTTTCTAAACGGTAAAGAACTTTTGCTTTATTTTCAAGTTCTTTATATTCATCTTTTGACATACTTGAATGTATTTCAGCAATACGTCTTTGCTGTTCAATCGGCGACAAATTAGAATTTTCAATGTTTTGCAATTGGAAAATACGTGGGTCATAATTGTCTGCCCAAGCACTTTGAAATTTTTGTTTCAAAATACGGCCATTAATATCGCCGTTCTTTTCAACAAATTTTTGCAATCCACGATTGTATTTTTCAGCCGCATCTGCATCAGCTTTTACTTGTTGCATTACGCCGGCTAATGATTTAGTTTCAATTTTTTCGCTACCACTTAATTTAGCGTTCAAATCTTGCATATGGTCAGTTTTTGATAATCCCATAACTTCAGCATTTCTAGCTTGAATTTGGGCAATGTTTTTAACCAATGAATCAAAATCAGAATTTCCCCAAACATATTTACCACCGGCTTGCAATGTTTGATAAAGTTTAGAACCGCTTGCACTATTAATGTATTCTTCAACTTTACGAATGGGTTGTTTAATATCTTGTGCCGCTTTAATACCAGCGCCAATACCATTAACAGCTTTATCGCCTTCTTCATAAGCGGCTTTTTGTGCATCATTAAGATTAAACAATGATGGGTCGCCAGTATATTTAAGTCCAGAACCATAATTAATAATGGCTGGCATACGTTTGCCAGTTTCATCCGTTGTTGGCTTAGAAGCTGTAGCACCAGTTGTGCCGCCAGCAGTATATCCGCCGGTACCGCTACCAAACTGGGTAGTTTTAATACTTGGTGTTTCTCCAGAAACAGAAGGTGTAGTAACAACTGGAACGTCTGCGCCACCAATTTTAGACATACTAACTTTAGGTGAAAACTGGTCAATTAATTGGGTTGGCGTTAAAGATTCATTTCTAGCACGTAATAATGCTTGTGGGTCAACTGGGTGGTCTTTTGGATAAGCTGACCAACCTTTAATTTGTCCATCAATAGCTTTTGCATTTTGTGGGTAATATTGCTTTAATGTTTCTAAAGAATTAACAATATCTACAGGGGTAACTTTTTGTCCATTTGCGGCCAATTGACCATAAGAACCATATACAGAAGCAATTGGTTTTCTGTTTTGTTCAGAAAGTTCATTTAATGCTTTATTGGTTTCAATATGGTTTTTTGTAAGGCTAATAATTTTGTCAGCATATTCAGGACCAGACATTGGGGCAATTGAAATTAATGCTGGAATTTGATGCAAGTCAAAAGAACCATCTTCAAGCTTATTAGATGGGTCTTTAGCCCAATTTTGAATAATAGGCATTTCTTTTGCTTTTTGTGTTGCCATTTGGGCTTCACGTTGGGCAATTTGAGTTTCGGCACCATAAAGCCCCATTTTCATCATATCACCAAGGGACATGGTGTTTTGTTTTGGATTTAAGTCCGCAGTAAATTCAGCCATAACTATTTCCTAAACTTTAGAGTAATCAACCGTTTTAAATCCGTCAGGACGTGTAATAACGGCTTCAGGAATAATTTTTTCAACTTCGTGAGCCATAACACCAATAAATTTGCCGTGACCGCAATTATCGTCATTTTTAAATTCTGGTTTATATTCCCAAGTGTAAACTGGCAAACCATTTGGTAACCAGCCAACCGTTTCAATATTTTCTTTCATACGAATATCAGAACCACTTAAACCACCTGGTTGTGTCATTCCATAAAGCATAGCGTAATTACTAATATTATTTAATCCACCAGCAATAGAATTAGCTTGGCCCATTGTTGCAGAAGCTTGGGCATTACCAATGCTTGAAAGCATATTTGAAACGTTAGAAGCAGTTCCAGAACCAGCATTAGCCGCAGTTTGTACGCCAGTAGTACCAATATTAGAAGCGTTATAAAGATTGGTAGCAACGTTTTGGCGGTTTGTTTGAAAATTGTTAAATGCGTTTTGTAATTGATTTCCAGCATAATCTTGGGCAAAAGTATTGGCACCTTGGATTTCATTACCGCTTAAATAACCACCGCCAGCATTAATTCCAGCATTAACTTGACCCATACCTTGTTTTAAACCAAAAGCATAATTTGGCATCAATTGTGTCAAATCATTCATAGTTGGTTGGGCGGTTAAATACCCAGAACCAGTAGAAGTTCCGCCTTGAGGATTGGTATAAGTGCCAGGCAATAAAGAATTAATAGCGTTATTTGCTTGCAAACCTGTGTTTTGATAAGGCAAAGTTTCGTTATTAATGGTATTAAACATTCCTTGGCTGTAATTAATACCCTGATTTGCCGCATTAGCGTATTGTTGCGCCGCATTTTGCGTGGCTTGGGATTGCAAATAGCCTGAAGCTACTGACCCAACTACTACTGCACCGGCTACCCAACCTGACATGGCATTTCCCCTTGTAATGTAATACCAAAATTAACCCTCATTGATGACCTGTAATCTACTAGCAATTCCTCATTTTCGTAAATATCACGATTGGCCATTGCGTAAATATCATCACCAACTTTTATTGGCATAATGTTACTGTCATACGAATGATTTATAAATCTACCGCCAGGGGTTCGTTTACCAGCCAATCGGCCTGGGCAAACAATTTCCCCTGATTTAAAGTTTTTTGTAGCAAATAAGCCTTTTCCGTGGATTTTTGAATCTTTTAGTTTCACAAAATATCCATCAGGCATATCTATTACATCCGCTTCATTTGTTACTATTTTATCAATTTCTGCTTCATTTAAACCCATTTGGTCTAAAAAAAGCTTGTAATCTGCTATTGCATTATTAATTTGTAATGCAACCCTATTTTCGCCTAAACCGCAGTTTGGCACAACATAAAGACGTTCTTCTAATACACTTAAATCTTGGCAGTCATCTGGATTGGAATAAACGTCCACCCAAACCACTTCTTCTTCAAAAACACGCCCCACACGCTGTTCACCAGCTTTTGCTTCAAATTCATAGGGGGCTGTCATTATGGTTACTTTTTCGCCTACATTTACAGCAATTGTTCCTTTTTCTAAACGGATTTTGTAATCAGTTTTGTGGGCGGCGCCGGTTAATACTGTCCAAGCTGGAATGGTAATCTTGCGTTCATAAAGGCCTGGATAAAAAACGTGTTCTGTCACTATGTCAGCTTGAGGCATTTTTAATAGTTCAGTTTGCAAATTTTCTATTTGCTGTTTAACTGGAACAGAAGGTTTAATGTAAACAAGATTCATGGGTTGTAATATGGCACTTTCATGGGTTGGCCATTAACAGTAATGTTAATAAAGCCAGCCGGATTAGTAGGTAATGTTGCGGCACCTTTTGTAGCGTTTGTAGCTGAAGAAAAGTTTAATAAATTTAACAAATATTGTTGCCAAGCACGTGTTGGGCGCTTGGTTTGTTCATCCAAAAAAGGCGATTGGGGATAAGGATTGCTTTGGGTATTAGTCCAAATTCCGTTTGACATTAGTTAGACCCCGCATCTGCTTTAAGGTTTGCCGCAATAATGACTGCTTTTACTGGGTCGGTTACAACCACTTCAAATACTCTATCCCGTGCATAACCTAATCTACGCCAAATAGCACGGTTTTTATAAGCACCTTGCGTACCAATAGAGGTCCAATGTTCATTAGACCATGTAGAACCACCATCATCTGACCAGCGTAACATAGCTTCTGGCACTTCATTGGCGGTCAATCCATTAGAAAGACCTACGCCTGGCTGAAAATAAATTTGTAATTCGTGGAAATACTGGCGTTGATAATCGCTAATCAAATGTGGGCATCTGCGAACTCTGCGAATTTCATTTCCATTATCGGTGTAATTAGCTTGGTCAAGCATATAAATAAGGCCGTTCTGATAGTCGCCTACCAAATTCATATTTTGAAAGTTAGCTTGGCAATTAGAACGGTGTCTGTGAAATACGTTTTGATTATCAACTGAAAGCCATTTATGCCACATTCCTGTGGAAATATCATATGCCCAAGTTAAATCAATTGTTGGGAATGTCACTACATATACTTCGTGACCTTCTAATTGATAGGTATAAGCAATAGCATCTTCAATATATTGGTCCACTAGCGTATTTTCTACAGCATGGGTAGAAATACGTGTAGGAATGTAGCCATTCATCATCATTATTTGCGCTTGTCCACGAATGTTGCGGCTTACATAAGCAAATGAATTACCAATTCTAGATATTGAAAATGTAGCGGCAATACCATGTTGGGTGTTAGTACCTGGGATTCTTTGAAATGGAAATGGAAACAAACCAGCATCAATCCATACTTCAGATGATGTTTCACCCATTAAAAACACTTCACGATTTGAAACAATGATTGACACCAAATTGTCTGGTGAACCATCTTTAGAACTAAAGTTTAATTGATTGGAAATGGGGGAAAGAATGTTAGAACATCCCCATTGCTGGGTATTAGGCCGGTTATAAACAAAATAGTTATCAACAATGTCAACGACATTCGCACCAGTAAAAGCACCATCAGAAGATGGCAAAACTGTAAAATTAAGCGTATACATTGTCCTAGAAGTTACTGATTGTGTTCCATTGACCGTATAACTTCCTGTGTTGCCAATACCTGTACCAAAAGTTAAATTAGCAGTTAAACCTGTTCCATTTCCAGTTGTAGAAAAAGAAACGGCATTAGATGGTTGTACGGTATAAGAATTAGAAGTTCCTGATGTAGTAATGGTTAACCCTGTAACAGTACCGCCAGAACCAATACTTGTAACCGTATAACTTACAGGAACGGTATAAATTCCACCAATTGCAGTCACAACATCGTTAATTGCATAACCCGTACCAGCCGTCACAATACTTTCACTTAATACAGTATCACCACCATAAGCGCCAATAACTGTTCCAGCATTTACAGTAGAACCTTGAATAGTTTGTCCAGGGTATAAAGTTCCACTAGATACGGCAGTAACAGTTAAAACACCGCCAGAAAGTGAACCAGTAAATGTAGCGGCAGTTGCAGATGAATTAAAAACTTCAGAAGTTTCTGTTTGACTAATGTTGATTGTATATGTGCCAACGCCGCCAGAACCGGTACCAAGACCAGTAATAATAGTTTCAGGGGTTACCCCAAGTCCAAACAATTGTTGCCCTACAGCAATAGTGCCAGATTTCATTAATGTGACAGTTAGGGTTGTTCCTGTTACTGAACCAATAAATTGGGCTGAAGCTGGTGTAGAAATGCGCCAAGCATAACGATAAGAACCATCAGTAATGTAAACATATTGGCCGTTATCGGTAATACCTACGTGTCCAGAACTGGAATTAATTGTGCCTACTAAAGTAGGTGTTAAATTAGACGTTAAAACATACACATATTGGCCACATACTGCAACGCAATATTGACCGCCAGAAACAGTACGCATACCACGTACTTCGGCTTGATTAAATAATTGCGATACAACAGTAAGCCCTGGCGTTGGATATAAGGCTACTACGCCATTCTGACCTGGTTGTTTTAATGGGTCAGTTTCAGGGCGAAAGTTGATACATTCCTGTGCATCTTGATAGATAGACGGGGCTTCGTATGATGGGCCAACAAATCCAAAATCCGGCATAAAGCCCCTTTTATCTTAAAAAACCGCCAGTTAATATCCATCCAGCATCTTTTTGACGACCAACCAATAAAGCATCACTAAATGTAGAAGCTTGAATTGGGCGCATATTGGTACGTTTTAAAGTTGCCTTGGAATCAGCGGCAAATTTAGCAATCATACCTAATGTCACTTGGTCTGCTTTTCCATACATAGGTAGCAAACGTTCAGCAAGACACCATCTAAGGGCTAATTCATAGCCTTGTGGAAGCACAATCTGGTCATACACGGTTTGATAGCGTGTAAACAAAGTATCAGCAAATATGTGCATTTCGCCTTGTGATGGGTTTGGCCATACAAAAATGTTGCCCAATGGGTCGCTAGGTTGGTAATACATTGCTTTAGGCCAAGGACCACTTAAGGTCTTTAAACCAATCATTTCATAATTTTCAAGATTGAGGACTGCAACGGGATAGTCCAAGCCCCCGTTAACAATAGGAGTACCGTTACTATTAGTATTAATTCGCACAAAGCTAGACTGAATAGCAAGAGGGCGCTGATAATAAGCGTTAATGGCAGTTGAAGAAACTGTTTGACTGATGCTGACAGTATATGTCCCGTTATCATTAACGTTGCCACCGGCGCCCGTACCAAACGCAGTAATAGTTGTTCCATTTGCAATTCCTGTTCCACTTAGGGTTTGCCCTAATGTCAAAGCACCTTGGGTAATACCAGTAACAGTTAATACGTTGCCGCTGATAGAACCTGTAAAATTAGCGCCGATTGTGCCACCAGGACCAATTGTGTATTGAATTTGACCTGGGGTAATAGGGAATATAATTTCAGTCTTGTAGCTAACCATCATGGATTCGTTAGACCATTGGTCAATCAAACCATTCATCATGGTAAACGCATCTTGTACGGCATCTGCTGATGGTGTTTCGCCAGCCGCTAAAGCGCCAATATCTTTTAAAGCACCGCTAATAATGTCAATTGGCTGGGCCATATTATTCCACCGTAAAAGTATCTGATAACCAAGGCGCTACAGTTGGTTTATGCGTTTTTAAAGTATTAATTTGTTTTTCTAACCCCAATTTTATATGATTTTTGCCATCAAAAATAGCTTCTTGTTCTAACCAAGAAATGATTGTGCTTTCAGTTACTTCAGCAAAAGGCACTTTTTCGCTTGGCTCATTAAAGTAATAATTACCCTCAGTTTCTACTGAAA